GGCAATCGGATCCCTACCGCAACATATAAATTATACGGTTGCGCAGCTCCGTGTAAATCTTCGGCGAATTCAAACGCAAAAAAACCAAAAATCAAACAAGGAGGAATGAGACATGGCAAAAGACGGAACTAACCGTGGCGGTTCTCGCCCTGGGGCGGGACGCAAGAAGAAATCTGTGGCAGAAAAAATTGCTACAGGAAATCCCGGTGGCAGAAAACTTACAGTTATTGATTTCGGTGATGACGCTGAAAATCTAGTCGGTGTGGAAATGCCACCTGTCAGTGAGTATATGAAAGCCGAGCAGAAAGATGGCAGTGCCATTTGTGCGGAAGAAATATACCAAGAGACATGGACGTGGCTGCATGAAAGAAAATGTGACCACCTAATTACAAAACACCAGATCGAACACTATGCGATGGCGGTGGCTCGTTGGATTCAATGTGAGGAGGCTATATCAAAGTTTGGATTCCTTGCCAAAAAGCCAACGGGAACAGTGATTTCTTCTCCATATGTAACTATGGCGAAGGAGTATATGAAACTTGCAAACACAGCATGGTACAGCATTTACCAAGTGGTAAAGGAAAACTGTACATCAGAACTATCGGGGCCAACACCGCAGGATGATGCTATGGAGAGATTACTCCAAGCAAGAATGTATGGCCGTATTTAATTTCAAATTTTAGGAGGAAAAAATCATGATGAATGAAAGAACAATTGATGAGCTTAAGGCTCGCCTTGCAGAAATCGAGGCAGAAGTAAAAGGAACTAAGGTTGATAAAACCGCAACTGATGAGAAAAAGGAAAAGATTTATAATTCCGCTTTCTGGGAGCATATGCACACAGGAATGCCATCGAATGCACTTAAGGAAGGTAGTGATGGTGCGGGTGGATATCTTGTTCCAGATGAGTACAATGACAGACTTGTGAAGGCTCTTGAGGATAAAAAAATCATGCGTAAACTTGGTACAACGATGACCACAGAGCACGACCTTAAGATTCCTGTAGTTATTGAGGATGGTGTGGCTGACTGGATTGAAGAAGGAAAGCCAATGTCATTTATGGATGTGGAGTTTGGACAGGTTACCATCGGCGCTCATAAGCTTGCTGCGGCGGTTCGCTGTACAGATGAGTTGCTTGAGGATTCAGGAGTAGATTTGGAGAAGTATGTGGAAGATGCCTTTGTAGAAGCAATTGGTGCGGCAGAGGAAGAAGCTTTTATTATGGGTGATGGTAAAGGAAAACCTACGGGTATTGTTTACCAGGCAGAGGTTGGAGTGGAGGTTCCTCTCGAAGACCTTAATCTTGATGCGGCACTTTTACTTATGTATTCCGTAAAACGTGCGTATCGTGAAAAAGGCGCTGTGTTTGTAATGTCAGAAGAGGCGTACAGAATCCTTCGTAAGGAAAAGGTGCGTGATGGCAGATATGTCTGGGCAACGGAATTACAGGATGGAGAGCCAGATACTCTTTTTGGAGTTCCTGTTTATGTGTCAAAGGATATGCCAGAACTTGCTTCGGGAAATGCAGTAATCCTTTATGGAGATTTTTCATACTTTTGGATTGGTGACCGTGGCAAGCGTAAGATTAAGCGTCTTGAGGAGAGATATGCGGAGCAGGGATTAGTTGCATTTATTACTTCGGAGCGTGTGGATGCAAAGCTTGTTATTCCTGAAGCTGTAAAGACTCTTAAGATTAAATAGTAACTATAGATTTGGAAGGTGGGCGGTTCTTTTGAATCGCCCTTATGTATTGTGGAGGTACTACGATGGAAAATAGAAAAACAGTTCATCCTTTGTATTTTCACGAAGACGGTACCTCTGCACTTAAAGCAGAAGTAGCTGATACTTCGTGTGAATTAATTGGATTACCGGGTAATTGTAATTATACAAAAACCAAAATGACAGAGGAGGAATTACAGAAAGAATATGACTTTTATATGGCGGAAAAACTTGTCGATAGCATGAGAACTGCAGGCATTATTTCGCTAGAAGAATACACCCAAATAAGGGAAGAAAACCGCAAACATTTCTCTCCATATCTCGCAGAATTAGCTTGATATATAGGGGATTGTACGGGTAAATGGTACTTACTAGAAGGGAGGTTGAGAAGATGGCATTGATTACCAAAATCGAAAATAATAAAGCCGTCAGAAGGAAGAAACGAGTGGCAGCCTATTGCCGAGTTTCTACTGACCAAAGTGACCAGCTTATGTCCCTTGAAACACAAAAGGCACACTACGAATCCTGGATAAAAAGCCATTCCGATTGGAAGTATGTTGGCCTGTACTATGACGAGGGTATAAGCGGAACCAAGATGGATAACAGACCGTCACTTTTGAAATTACTTGAGGATTGTGAGCATGGACTTATTGATTATGTGGTTACAAAGTCTGTCAGCCGACTGGCAAGAAATACGGCAGACTTTTTGACTATAGTCAGAAAGCTTCTTGATTTGAATGTGTGCATTTATTTTGAGAAGGAAAACATCGACACAGGCTCGATGGAGAATGAACTCATGCTTTCCATTATGAGTAGCATTGCAGAAAGTGAGTCGGTATCCATTTCGGAAAATAATAAATGGAGCGCCCAGCGAAGATTCAGCAATGGCACCTTTAAGTGCTCGTATCCACCTTATGGGTATGACTGGGATAAGGAAAAAGGCGAGATGATTGTAAATGAAGATCAGGCAAAGGTGGTGCGATTTATATTTGCACAGACTCTTGCCGGAGTGGGAACACATGACATTGCAAAGATGCTCGCTGCAAAGGAAATTCCAACCAAGCGAGGTGGCAAATGGACCGGGCATACAGTAAACGGCATCATCAGAAATGAAAAATATACCGGAGACTGTTTGATGCAAAAAACATACACGGATGATTCTTTTGTAAGACATAGAAATCTTGGAGAAAAGAATCAGTATTTTGTTGAAAATCATCATGAGGCAATTATCAGTCGTGAGGACTACGAGGCAGCAAATGCGGTTGTTGACAGACGAAGGTCTGAAAAAGGGATTGTTACAGAAAGTGGCAAATACCAAAACAGATACCCATTATCAGGGAAAGTGATATGTGGTGAGTGCGGCGGAACATTTAAGAGAAAGACCTATACCCATAAGGTGGTTCTTGCTTGCACCAATCATATTGATGACAAGGATAGCTGTTCTATGAAATATGTTGACCTAGAAGATGTGGAGATTGCTTTTGCTACGATGATGAACCGATTGGTATTTGGAAAAAATAAAGTTCTTAGACCATTCCTAAAGGCACTGCAGGAGTCAAATCAGACAGAGGCTTTGATAAGGCTTAAGGCTTTGAAAGAAGAACTGGAGGCTCTTTCTGAAAAGAAGAATACGATAAAGGGATTATTCTCGCAGGGTATTATCGAGCCTGCGGTTTATACGCAAAGCACAAATGTGGTAGTTGCGCAGATGGAAAGAGTAACTTCAGAAATGGATGGAATTAGCTATATTGCCAACGGTGAACTGTCGCATATAGAAGAGGCGAAGAAACTTCTGGACTATGCAGAACAGGGAGTTTTTTTGCAGGATTTTGATGCAGATATTTTTGAAAAATATGTGGACAGAATTGTTGTAAGAAGTCGCAACGAGCTAGAGTTTCAAATGAAATGCGGGCTTAAGCTGATAGAAAGGATTTAGAGAGTATGGGACACACACCTTATGGATATCGCATCGAAAATGGTATTGCAGTGGTAGAGCCTACAGAGGCAGATGCTGTTGTAAAAATGTGCAAGGGTTACCTTAGTGGACTTTCACTTCAGACAACGGCAGAGAAGGCTGGAATTATGGTGACGCATTGCCAAGCCAAACGAATGATGCAGAATAAAAAATATTTAGGAACAGATTATTATCCGGCAATCCTAACAAATGAACTTATGGATCAGGTCAAAGCTGAGATTGAGCGTAGAGCTTCAAGTCTTGGCAGGGAGTTTACTCCTAAAGTGAGAGAAAGAAAAAGGCCTGTGACCGAGTTTGTATTTGAAAAGGGAGAGTCGGATTTTTATGACCCTTATAAGAGGGCAGAATTTGCATTCGGATTAATAAAGGAGGTAAGTGCGAATGGCTAATGTTACAATGATACCTGCGAGAGTAAATCGTAGGTCAAATAAGGTAAAGGAAGTGGAGATTCCAAAAACAAAGGTTGCTGCCTATTGTCGAGTCTCCACAGATACAGATGAACAGGCTACAAGCTATGAGATGCAGGTGGAGCATTACACGGAGTACATTTCAAATCATCCCGAATGGGAACTCGCAGGTATCTATGCTGATGATGGTATCAGTGGTACGAATACAAAAAAGAGAGAGGAATTTAATCGAATGATTGAGGATTGCATGGAAGGGAAGATAGACCTTGTAATTACAAAATCAATCAGTCGATTTGCAAGAAATACGCTAGACTGCCTTCAGTATATTAGAAAACTAAAGGAAAAGAACATCGCAGTATTTTTTGAAAAGGAAAATATAAATACCTTGGATGCTAAAGGAGAGTTGTTACTTACCATCATGGCTTCGTTAGCACAACAGGAATCGCAAAGTTTATCGCAGAATGTTAAACTTGGATTGCAGTTCAGATATCAAGCCGGGAAGGTGCAGGTCAACCACAATCGTTTTCTTGGATACACAAAGGATGCCGAGGGAAACCTAATTATTGAACCGTCAGAGGCGGTAGTTATAAAAAGAATATATAGAGAATTTTTAAGCGGAGCAAGTCTGAGGGATATTTGTAAAAGCCTTATGGCAGACAAAATCCTTACGGGTGCCGGAAAAGAAAAATGGATACCGAGTACGGTTCATAAGATTTTGACAAATGAAAAGTACATCGGAGATGCCCTTCTTCAAAAAACGGTTACCACGGATTTCCTTGAAAAGAAAAGGGAAATCAATAACGGACTTGCTCCGCAGTATTATGTGGAAGGCAGTCATGAAGCCATTATTCCAAAGGATATGTATATGAGAGTTCAGGAAGAACTGGTTCGAAGAGCAAATCTT